ATATCTTTTTGAATATTTAAATTTCTGGTTTTAATCCAGATTTGTTCTTTTATTTCATCATCTGGTTTTGGAAACTTTGAAATTATATCTTTCCATTCTATTTTTGTGTAGATTGTGGTCGTCATTAAATTTAGTTATTGATTTTTTATATTAAAAATTATATTCTTTATAAATGACAAAATCAATAAAAAGTTTTGATGATTTCATTTTTTTAAACGAAAAATTTAAAAGTATTAGGTTTTTCGAAAAAGATCACAAATATAAAATAAATGGAACTTTATCAAAATATTCAGTAACTTCTCTTTTAAAAAAATATTCATTAGAATTTGAATCGGAGAAAATAGCAAAAAATGTAGCATTCAAACAAAATAAAAAAATAGAGGATGTTTTGAAAGAGTGGGATTTTAAAAAGAATTTTTCATGTTTAAAAGGCACTGAATTCCATAAATATATAGAAAATTTTTTAAATAGAAAATTTGTTTCTATTGATGAAAACGCATTTGAACTTTTTTTATTATCAGAAAAATGTAAAAATGTAGATCAAAAGAAAGAAGAATATATTCAAGTTTTCAAAAAAATGATAATCAACTTTTTGAATTTTTACAAATGGTATGATGAAAATTATTATTTTTTGAAGTCCGAATTTGTTGTTGGTGACGAAGAAAGCAATATTTGTGGAACAATAGACAATTTATCATTTCATAAAAAAGAAAAAACTCTGGCTATACTAGACTACAAAACAAATAAAAATATAAAAAACGAAGGATTCAAAGGACAAAAAATGCTTAATGATCTTTCACACTTACAAGACTGTGAATTAGTAAAATACTCATTACAACTCCACATCTATAAACACATATTGGAAAAACATACAGGATTTCAGGTAAATAATTTACATATTGTTTGGTTCCCTGAAGATAAGAATTATGAGATCATAACTCCACTTTGTTTAAACGAGGAAGCCAAAATGCTGATAAATAAAGAAATATTATTTAATGAAAATGTATCTTGACAGAGTAAATATTATTACAAACTAAAATTATGATAGATCCATTAACACAAAAATATTTAGAAATAGTCAATGAAGGCTGTGCTGATAAAGGCATTGTAAAAACAAATCTAAAAACAGGTTCTTCTGCTTTAGGTGATTTAAAGACTGCAAACGATCCAGAAGAAAATGTAACATTGAAAAAGCCAGTAAAAGGTGAACATAATTCAGATGATGATGATGGAGAATTAGAAAAATCTAAATCTTATAAAGATATGAAAGAAAACAAACAATTAAATCCGTTCGAAACTCTTTACAATAAGATATTATCAGAAGAAGATTCTTTTGGTTGGTCTATGGATAAAGACGAAGAAGAAGAAGAAGATGAAAACGAAGAGGCAACAGGAGAAGTTGATGATTTTGAATTATCAGACGAATCAGAATCCGATGAAATGGATGATGAAATGGATGATGAAAACAATTCTGACGAAGTATCATTTACTCTTGATAGGGAAACTGCTCAAAAGTTAATAGAAGTTCTTCAAACTGCTATTGGTGGCGAAGATGAAGATATGGGCGAAGATGAAGATATGGGCGAAGATGAAGATATGGGCGAAGATGAAAACGAAGATATTTTTTCATCCGAAGATGAGGAAGATGAGGAAGATGAGGAAACCTTAACAAAGGAAGAAGTTGATGCTGAAATCGTTGGTCATTCTTTAGTTGATCAAGAAAAGCTTTTAAAAGGAATGAACAATCCTAAAAACAATGAAGTTAAAGGATCACTTTCTGCAAAGAAAAAGAAAGCAAATGTTCCCCTTACAGGAAAAGGGTTCAAAGGGCAATTAAGTAAACATAAAGAATCAGCAGGAAAATCATTACAAGGTAAAAATAATAAAGTAAATGCAGTAAATGCAAAAAACAAGACACTTGTTGATAATAAGTAAAATTAAATAAAAAAATAAAAAAATAAAAAACTCCACCTGTTTAGGTGGAGTTTTTTTATAAGTAGATATATGAGTTTTAAACAATACATCGAGGAAAACAACCTTTTAAATTCTATAAAACCATTTAAAAAACATACACAAGCATTAAATAGAAATACAATTGATCGTAATCATCTAAATTTTGTTCCTAGATCAGATAATGTAAAAAGATCACATCCTATTATTAAAAGATTTGAAGTAAATAAAAATTTAAAATTTTTACCAATTCCTTCCGAAGAAATAGCATCTGAGTTAGCTAATATTTTTGGATTAACAATAACTGATGATAAAAAGAATTTTAGTATGTCTTTAAAAAGAACTGGTTTAAATTTAGTAAGATATAATAATAAATATTCTGTAATAAGAAAAAGAAAAAAATAAAATGGAATCTGTTAGATTTTTAAATAAGAAAGTAAATTTAAACGAAAGGAACAATTTTGACAATTGGAATCGTGAACAGATTCAAATGTATGGTCAAGATATTAAATTTTTTTCTAATTTAACAACACTTTCTTCTGTAGATTCTTTATATGGAGAAGATACTGTTAGTGGTTTTGGTGATGGTAAAAATCTAATAGTTTTACTAAATTTAAATAATGATAGTTATCTTTTATCTAAATTTGGTATTGTAGCCGACAGTGATTTGAATGGTGTAATTCACCCAAAAATGTATGAAGAAGTTTTTGGAGAGGGAAATGAACCAAAAGCTGGAGATGTAGTGGAACTAGAAGAATTTGGTTCTGATAGAATACATTTCCCAAAAAGAGGAGCAACTGTATATGAATTAACAGAAGTTATAGACGAGTTTCAAATAAACCCATTAGGAGGACACTATCTTTGGTTCTTCAAGGCTAGAAGGTACGAGTACAGCTATGAAACTGGAGGACCAGGTGCTGGACAAGGAAACACACAAAGAGACGATAATGATGCCTTAGAAGAAGCTTCTGAACAGAATTTTGACTATTTGCAGAACCCATGCGCTAATGATAGCATCTATGGTGATTATTAAATACTTTTAGAATTCAAATCCTCTCCAAATAATCTTCTTTGTATTTGATCTTCGACACTAGATATATACTTTTTTATTTTAACAGGACTTAATTTAATACTTTCAAATTTTTTCTTTCTCTGTTCCGCCTCTTCCGCAATCATATTGATAGCTTCATATAAAGCTATCCATCGTGCATAATACAATGCTTTGTCAAAAGAACTTTGAGTATTATTTAAATTTATTTTATTTTTATTTTTTGTCTTCATCATCTTTTAAAAGTGAACTAATTTGTATAGTTTCATTCTGTTTAATAACAGAAAATTGCATTATTACAGAATTTAATTTTTTACAAGAAACACATGTAAATTCTAATTTTTCATTTTGATCTGGTATAAATGTTAATATGTTTTTATCTGAGCAATATGCACATTCTAAAATTGTTGATAGATTTTCTAATTTATCCAACTCTTTTTGCCTAGTTTTCTCTTTAAAAAAAGAAATTATAATTTTAACTATAACCGAATAAAGCACGTATAATATCAAAAAAGAAAAAAGGAAAACATATAAAAAATGTCCACCCGACAACACAGAAACAAGACCAAACAAAGAAGAAAATAGTATATTTGATACTAGAAACTTTAATATATTTTTCATATATTAAATATAGAAAAAATACATCTTAAAGTCAATAAAAATTTTAATTTATTTTTGAGTCATCCAATACTTTAGACCCCATCAATTTAATATGATCTAGTATTCTTTTTATATCTCTCAAATATTTTTTTAAATTAGCTTTTTGGTCTTTTGTTAATGTTTTATTGTTATTAATACAATAATTTATTTTTTGACCGATTTCATAAAAAACAGTATACCCACTTGTAAAGTCATCTATTATATTTTCTAATGGCCAAGGTATAGATCCTTTTATTGGTGGTTCTGGTAATCTTTCTCCACCAGGTCTGATATTTTGTTGATATGAATAGTTATAATCAGACTGATTTGATGTTACGAAATCTTTACGAGCAGGAGTTTCATATGCTGAATATGTTCTAATATTAGCAGAACCTCCTATCATTTCCTTAATGATTTCGTTTAATTTCATACGTTTCCTACTTTAACAAGTTGATTACATCTATGGCAAATCCATTTAATTTGACTGCCTTGTTGTTTACCATAAGCAGTTGCTCCGCAATAAAAACAACCAATTGGTTTATTGTTAACTTTATTATAATCTATTTTTTGTTGTTTGTTGTCCATTATATTAATTACTTACCTTCTGACGGTTTCCAATCATATTTTTGTTGATCATTTGTTTGCAATTCTTTAAATTTATGTGTAATATACTTACACAGTTCTGAACGAACAATATCATCTTCTGTTAATTCCATACAAAAAATACCATGTTCTTTTCCTTCCTCATTATCGAAAAGATCATATACTTTATTAAATCCAGATTTACCAACAGGTAAATCACTTTGTTCTGGATCTCCACATAGAAAAACTTTAGAAAATTCGCCTATACGACTCATTATGGTGTGAATTTCTCTTTTTGAAAAATTTTGAATTTCATCAGCGCATACAAATTTTGCAGAAAAATGTAAACCTCTTGCGAAATTAATAGGGCATATTGTAATTCTATTGTCTTTTTGCAGTCTATCGACTTGTGATTTATTTAGTAGTTCAGAAAACTTATCATGAAACGGTGTTAGATAAACATTAAACTTGTCCATAATATCACCTGGTAAGAATCCCAGTTTAGAATCAGAAGATTCTACAGCAGATCTAACTAACACTAAATCAGATATTCTTTTTTTATTTAAAAGTGTTAAACCACAATACATTGCTAATGTTGTTTTGGATGTACCTGCTGGACCTTTTAATAATAAAACTTTAGTTTTTTTATCTAAAAACGTAGATATTATTTGTTTTTGTTTATCTGTCCAAGGCAAATCTTTAATTTGTAATTCATAATTTATTTTTTCCTTTTGGAACACATAAGGAGAATTATCAATTGATGTTTCTTGTTCATGAACAGTTTCAAAAGAAACGTTCCCTGCTTTTTTAGTTTTTTTGGAACTCATTAAAAGTTTTCTAATATTTACATTATTTTCTTTTTTTACAATTTAAAAATTAAAATTTTAATTTACGATATGATTTAAATTGTGCTTTTGTTTAATTTTGGCATATCTAAAATGATTTTTTATGTTTTTATACAATTTAATACATTACGCCCAATCGGAGCAAGCAGCTGCGCGAGGACTTCCGGTTTTTGCTGTTGAACAACGATGTCTTTTTTTGAACGATTTGGCTCGTTTAGAATTTCCTCCACCAACTCTTACACCAGCTTGCCCCCAATGAATTCTTTTATAAGAACCATTAGGTTGCCTTGCACATTTAGTCCACTTCTTGCCCTTTCGATCACTAGATGCTTTCTTTGTTGGTCCTGTACATTTAGCAGCTTCCTCCAATAAAGAAGAAACCAAATTATCAAAATTTTCTGGTATCATATTAGTATTATTTACATTCAATTTTTATTTTTTTATAAATTGGTATTATTGAAAGATAAATATTTCTATAAAATATGGCTACAAAAATCATACAATCACCAAGAAGAATCCAATCACCCGGTGTTCAAATCACAGAAATCGATCTAACAAGAAGACCAACTTCTGGAAGACCATTAAGACCATCCGCTATGGTTGCTGGTTTTGCTAGTCAAGGACCAACTGATGAAATTATCAAAATAACAAGTATGGCTCAGTTTAATACTGTATTTGGTTTACCCGAAACAGCAGCTGAAAGATATTTATCACATACTGTTGAGCAATTGGCTTCTTCTGGATCTGATGTTCTTGTTACGAGGTTGCCTTATGGGAAAAATGCTGGAGAAGGAATTCAAAACTATTATAGTGCATTATTTTTTCCAATAATTCCTCATGGAAAAACTTATGGTGAGGCCGAAACATATTATATACTTCCACCAAAATCGGTTCTTTTAAGTGAAGATACATATGAAAATCAAATTAAAGACAGAAATATTGCATGGACAAATAATTTTCAGGTTTCAACTGTAGAAAACAAAACATTCAGTTTAACATGGGACGCTGCTAGTGCTATATTTTTGGATATTGTAAATGATTTAAGAGTTACAGATTCTTCCGTAGTAAACAGCTATTTTGGACCAACTGAGACTGTTTATTCTGGTCCAATACTATTAGAAAGTCAATTAAATTTATCTAGACCATTAACATCATTCAATATTCAGAGAGCATTTGAACAAAGAATAAACGAAACAGTTGATAATTTAGCATACCAAACAAATAACGAAACAGATCAATTAGATACACAATTATTTGGAGTTCCCACTGCATGGGCATCTGTAACTACAAATTTATCTCTCACAAGTTTTGCTGAACAACTTTCAGCAAACCGTGCATCTAGAAGTTTATTTGATATTCCTATTAAATATACTTTAAACTACTTAACAAACCTTTCTGATAATATTGATAAATTTACAATAAACAGTGTAGATGATATTAATAAATCAGGAATAATAGTTGTTAATAGTGATAAATTAAGAAATAATGATTTATTCGAAGGGTTCTATATTGGATTAACAGACAATTCTGATGACAGTCCTTATACAGATTTTAGCTCAGTTACTTCATTACAAGCAGTTAATTCTATTTCTGCTATTGATGGAATGCCTCTTTCTGATTCAACAAAGGCTATTCAAACATTCTTTACAGTACCAGAAGAAAGATTGAATTTTACTTTAACTGAATCTTATTCCAGTATTAATTTTCAAAGTGTTTCTGAAAAGATGGCTAGATGGCCCTCATATGATTTTTCACAGGATTCATTTAACGATTGTTTAAAGTTATTTGTCTTTAAAATTAACACTTCAACAAACTTACAAGATTCCATTACTTTAAATACACCGTCATCTGTTGAAGCTTATGTGGGATCTTTGTACTCACAAAGAAAACAAAATAACCCAAATGGTGGTAGACTTGTTAATTTCTTTATTGAAAATAGAGTAGAAAATAATTCAAATTCCAGAATTAAAATGGTGGTAAATCCAAATATTTCAGAATCTGGAACATGGACTGATGCTTTTGCAATGCCAACAAAGAGAGTAATAGTTTCTGATGCAGCAAAGTCTCTTTGGGCTACTGGTATATATACACCAACTACTGTAAATCAACAGAATAAAAGAATCGGAAATCTGATGTTAAAATTAGATAGAACATTCCAGATGTATGAATTAACTGAAAACGAAACAAAATATATTGATATTATTTGTGAAGGAGGACTCGGTACAATTAATGCTGGTGTTAAATATGAAGAAGCTATTACCGGAAACATTGATCAAGAAACTTTTGATGATACTAGACCAGTTGATATTTCTAACTTAAAAATAATTCCAAAAAATTATAGGGAATATCTACAAACACCAGATATTGTAAGAGATTCTTATGTGGATATTGTAAAAAGATTTAGATCTGTTGCTCAACAGAGAAAAAATCACGTATTTATATCAGATCCTTTAAGATATATTTTTGTTAAAGGAATTAATTCAAAGACATCAGACAGAAAAGCATTCAATTTTGTTGATGATATTTTTAGACCACTACAAAATTCATATGCAAATGTTGGAAGATCTACTTATATGTCCGTTTACGCGAACTGGATGAGAAGGTATGATGCTTCTTCTGATGAGTTCGCATGGGTTCCTTCTTCTGGATTTATTGGAAAAGTAATTCTTAATGCAAAGAAAAGAGCACCTTGGACCGCACCAGCAGGATTTAATTATGGAAGGCTTTCTGGTGTTGCTGATTTGGCTATAAATCCAAATCAAAGACAAAGAGATATTCTTTATAGGTCCGCATACAACCCAGTTGTAAACTTCCCAAGAGAAGGTATGGTTGTTTATGGTCAAAAAACATTTATCAATTATCAAACAGCATTTGATAGATTGAATGTAAGAAATCTATTTTTACATCTGGAAAAAGAAGCAACCAGAACATTGGATAGATTTGTATTCGAACCAAACACAATACCTACTAGAAATAGAGTTATCCTAAGATTAACACCTATTTTTGAAAGAGCTAAAACACGTCAA